TTTCTTTGCTATTATAGAATGGAGAAATATTTGTATTATCAATACTAACATTATTTACTTCCATACCTTTTAATAAAGCATCTGCATATTGAATTTGTGTAGCGTTGTAAGACTCACTATTACTATCTGCTAGCCAGCAACCGATAGCAAGAGACATAATAAGATCATCATTATATCCTCTCATAGCGCCTACTTTTTTACCATTCCAGACAAAAGTTTTTAATTCTGAAATTAATCTATTAGACTTAGTTTTTATCCTACCGTTTCTAAGTGATTCTTCAAAATTAGCTAATATTTTTTCTCTGCTCTCTTTGTTTGTATTGAAACCAGCTTTTCCTATGCTCCCACTGTCGCCATATAGAAATTTATACTTTTCTCTTTCTGACGAAAAGTATATGTTTTCATACCCTAAATCACTTAATTTAGAAAGTACTGTATATCCATATGCATTGTTTTCTGGACATATTAATGCTTTATTGAATCTTCTAGCTACATCATATAAAAGTGATGCAAAGCTATCTGGTGGAATTTTACCTTTAAATTCAGCTGATACTGACATGTCTTTTACGTTTATAATATGAAAAGTAGAATAATCCCCACTATCACCCCTAGATATATCAGCAGATGCTATATACATGTTTCCTTCTAAAGGATATTCCCAATACCAAACGTTCATTTCTGGTCCACTTTTCTCTATCGGACTTTTAGTTAGAATCCTTAACTTATCTAAAGTATCTTGAGTTAAAAAAGTATCTCCTGAAGATGCAAAGTCACATAATAGTTCTTGTGAAATTTGCTTTTTAGACATATTTTTAGTTTCTTTTTCAAACCAATCATCACCCCTTTCAGGATGGACATCCCACAAAAGCTTTATAGGATTAAATTTATTTTCTTTTCTCTCAGCTTTAGTATATAACTCGTGATATTGGCCACCAACGCCATTAGGCGTTGATAAAATAATTGCTCTACCACCTGTAGATAGAGTAGGATATAGTCCCATCCATAAATCATCAAAGTTTCTAACAAATGCTGCTTCATCAACAATAAGCAAAGACAACGCTTCAGATCTACCAGCATCATCTGATGTTGGTACAGCTTTTATTTGTGACCCATTAGAAAACTCTACTTGTTGTTTATTGTTTGCTACGACTGTTGGAACTAAAAGCCAATTAGGCATGCTCTTTATATAAGTCTTAACTTTTCTTATAAAGTTTTGAGCAACTGCTAATTTTGTTGCTATTATTAAAATATTTTTTTCTTTATAAAAAATAGACTGCCAAACAGAATACGCAGCTACTAAAGTGGATAATCCTAACTGTCTTGACTTAAGAATTATATTAAATCTATTGTTGTTAAAATCATTAACACAATCATCTTGAAAGTCAAATGTATTAAAAGGAATAAGACCTTTCATAGGATGCTGGATCTTAAGGTACTTATTCATAAAGTATACTGGATCTTTTCCACACTTTATTATTTCGTTTATTTGATTTTGTTTGGAAATCTTTCTTGCCATTTGCTATGAAACCTCGTAACAAACTACGTATGTATACTTAATAGTTCTTATCGGACTATATGGAGAAACTGTTAATGTTTCCATTCTGTCACTTTCATTGCATTTTTTTGTTCTTAGACTTCGTTCTGCTCTTAACTTAAATTCTTCTTTTATTAGTTTAAGTCTAGAGTTTATCATCTGAGTTGACTCAGATTTTAAAAGATCAATTTGTCTTTGAAATTCTACATCTTTTGCTGCTCTCAATATTGTCTGATATTCAACACACAAAAGATTATCTTTAATTGATGCTACAGTTCTTCTATCATGTTGCTCAGAATAATTATTGTATACGTTGTCTAGACAGTTTCCCAGTGATTGGATTAATTCGTACTCCATTTTTTAATTTACCTTTCAATAATATATATAAATATCTATTTTGTTATCTATTTGGTCGCCAACCTTTTTCCCATTTTTCTTTATTAGTAAAATAATATGTTAAATGGCAATTATCACAGCAATTTTCTTTTTTTAATTTTTCTACATCTTCAACGCAGCATATTATTTTTTTGCATATAGGACAATCTAAAGGCAGGGCTTCATCCCCTATTTCTCTAATAAACTTTACATTATTAATAGTAACTTCTTCAAATTTATCATCTATTTTTTTCCAGTCATCTTTGTTATTCAAATCTAACATATGAGTCTTTTCCTTTAAATTCTATGTCTAATGTCTTATCAACAATATCTTTTATAGAATCTACATGTGATATTATTATAATTGATTTAAAATATTTTTTTAGGCTTTCTAAAAGCCTTCCACATGCTTCTATGTTTGAATCATCTAATGCGCCAAAGCCTTCATCTATAATGAACATATCAGACTTGGGTAAAGATGATATGTTTATCAAAGCAACACGGATTGCAATTGATGCCATCATTTTTTCCATGCCACTTCCACATTCTAATACTCTTTTTGAATCACCGTAATCAATATAAATATTTAAGTTACTATTTGATTCATCTTCTAAGATTTCAATTTTAAAATTACAAACACCACTTAGAATCTCTTCAATTTCTTTGTTAATCTTTGGTAAACAAGAATTAATTAATAATGTAGGAATTCCACCTTTTTTAGAAACTGATTTTGTAAATGCATCTAAAACTTTCCATCGATTAATAAGCTTTTCATATTCATTTTCTTCTTCTAAAAGAGATTTGTTTTCTGAATGTAGTTTTATTATGTCTTGTAGATTATATTCCTTTTCTTTTTCTTTCTTATATATCATCTTAGACACTTCAGATAATTCTGATTTGATTTTGTTTTGTACAATGATAAATTCATTATGTTTGCTTGAAGTACTTTCAGATACTATTATTTGCAGCTTCTCGATTTCTTCTTTTAAATCAATATTGTGCTTACTTAAAAGTTGAATTTTTTCTTCTATTGACTTTTGATTTAACTTTATTTCATACTCTCTGATTTTTATACTACTATATTTTTTTATTTTTTCATCTATTTTCTCATAGTTTAAATTTTTTATTATATCTTTAACTTCCAGAATAGATCCTAAAATATCTATTGATGCTTTTTTTAGTAATCCTATATTTGATTTTGATTCATGGGCATCTTTTATAAATTTACAAGACTTAAACATGTCACCGCATGGTACTTCATCAAGAATTACAATTTTATTTTCAGCTATTTTTTGTCTCGTATTAGCTTTGTCTAGCGAATTATCTAAATCTGAAAGTTGTTTATTTAATATGCTTAATCTTTCTTTGTTTTTTTCTAATTCTTCTATAGGAAACTGCTTTTTAAATGTAGATATTTTACTTAGTTTTTCAATATTTTCTTCTTGTAATTTTTTAAAATCCTCTATTGAGCAGTTGTTGTCTAAAAGTTTTTTGTTTTTTGTTTTTAAATCATACGTTCTTTTTTCTATTAAAGCTATGTTTTTACTATCACTATTTAATTTTTCTAGTTCTACTTTTTTGTTTAGCTCTATATCTCTAAGTTCAAATATATCATTTTCAATTTTTTTGTTTTGTACTTCAAGCGAAACAGATCTTGTCTTGTTTTCTATTATCATACTTTGCCAATTCTTTTCATTGAAAGATTTTAGCTTAGACTTTAATACGATATAGTCATCTCTAGACATATTATGAAGATCTTCATAGATTTCTAAATTTAGAAATTTTGATAGTATTTTTTTTCTAGAAGAAGATTTTTCTTTTATAAAAGTATTCATTTCTCCTTGTGAAGCAAATGTTGTATATAGAAAATCTTCAGAAGTTCCAATAATATTCCTAAGTACTTTTTCTGTTTCTCTTCTTTGTTCCTCAGTTTTATCATTTAGCTCTTCACCAGAATTATTAGTTAAGATTAAAGATGTGTTTGTTGAAATTTTATTTTTCTTATTCGTTTTCTTATTCGTTTTTCTTAAAATATTATAGTCGATACCGTCACATGAAAAATCAATATCAACTGTGCAATGACCTTTTCTTGTATTAACAATATACTGATTTTTTATAGAACCTCTATCTGTTGTATTAAACAATCCATACATTAAAGTTCCTGGTATTGATGATTTCCCGCATCTATTGTTACCAAATATTCCAACTATTCCTGACAGGTTTCTAAAATTTATATGATTATTTTTGCCATATCCAAACGTATTTT